TTTATCCCAATTATTAGTCACATAAACATTGGACATTAGAAGCTCACCACATCACCATAAACGGCAATCTCAACAGTATTGGCATTGCCAGAAGCTACGTTGACATTGACGTACAGGGCTTGAGTTACAGATCCAGACACTACGTTAGCAGTGTAAGGCGATGCAATCGTCAAGTCCTGATATTTGCCTGTAGAAGAAACAGTAGACAAGGCTACGTTAGCTACAATGACATTGCCGCCGTCATTGGTTGCAGAGATTGATACATAGGCTGACGCTACAGTTCCCGTAGGATTCTGCACCGTTATTCTACGAATAATCACGCCACCTGAGTTGGCTACCGCCCCGCCATTAGTTAGTCCACCTTTTAAAATTGGCATACTAATAACGGCATTACCCGCAGTATTAAGTTGTGTTGCTTTGATATTGGTTAATTTACCATTACCAAAACTATCCAAAGTTAACTGCCCTACGGAGTCGGTGTTAGACATTTTATCTCCTAGCTTGCGTTATAGGTTCCCGACACCGGCTGNCCACCATTGACGGTGAACAACGTGATGGTCGGAGTGCCTGATAACACGTTAGCTCGGACATTGTAACCGTCTGCAATAAACAATCCACCGGTGTTGTTAGCTACAACAGTTGCCCATGAGGCATTGCTGATGTTGCCATCGGTATCTTTGTTTAATTCAATGGTTACGTTAGCCGTTGGGGTAATGTAATACATACCCGCTGGCAAAGTGACCGTTGCATTTCCCGCTGCGTAAGCAATAAAATAACTGGCGGCTGCATTGGTCGCTACGTTACTAACTAAAATCTTATTGGCTGATAATGACATGGTTGTCTCTCCTTATAGTGAAAGTGAGTTAAAACCAGACACAACCGTCATTGATTTCGGTTTGGTCGAAACCAATTCCGCAATCATTAACACCGCGCCAACATAACCAATCTGCCAGTTCGGAAGAGTTGATTCAAAGCCCGTGAACACAAACGAACCTTGCTCATGGATATACAGAGACAAGTAGTTAGAGTTCAAGAAGTAAACTGTACCTTCTGGGCAATAGGGGTCAGGATAGATCGGAACACCGGCAACCATCAAAGCACGGAAAGCTGCTTGAGGACCGTTGCTATCACTATCAAAACCATGGCCTGGGGTGATGACGTATTGCTCTTGGCCTACGTAATCTTGGGCTAATAATGTCCAAGTTCCAAATCCGCAAACACCAAAAGTAGGCACTTCAGCAGCACGTTTAACCGTACCCGAAATGTACTGAAGAATGTTTTGACGAGTTGGGTTTACGTTACCGGCAGCATACGAAGTGGAGCCCCACCAAGGATACGTGCTACGATTAATGTTACCGTAAGTTCCACTCGCCGATACAGCAGCGGGAAGACCGATAAACTGTTGCGTATTAGTGGTGTTGTTATACAAGGCAGTAGCCATTGCATCCATCATCACGTTAGTCGCATCGTTCATCCGAGCCTCAATTAATGGAATGATAGCAGCATCTTGTTGAACCGCTCCTTCCATACCGAGAAACGGAACCGGTGCAATCATCAGTTTCAAGTCATACTCTGCGCTAAACGCACCTTGCTGAACAGACGGCTGGTTAAAAGAACCAGAGTAGTCTGACCATTGGGCGTTCACAAATTGTGAGCCTTGGACTGGGACGGTTACTGAGGATACACCACCAGAAGCAGATTGACTGTTAGCAATCAAAGCCGCCATTAAAGGGGTGCTGTTGTATAACTGCACAACCAGTTTGGGAATAAACGCACGCCGGGTGACGTAGGTCAGCTCGGTGTATTGCGTACTTCCTGTCGCTGGGATAATACCGCCACCAATAGGCATTGTTTATCTCCGAAAAAAATTTCCCCTACTTGTTTACATACTACAGTCCAATGGGTCGCGGGTTTTTACGCAACTCATTGAGTGCTTTTGCGGCTTCATCCCGTGCTCCAGCTACTGGATTTTTCCAATACTTAGCTAGATCAAATTTATTGATTGCTGAAGGATTGTATCCCGTAGGTGTGGGTGTTGCCAACTGTTTTTGATACTGCCAATATTCTGCTGCTGCTTCGTGGTTAGTAATACCTTTATCTAGCATTACTTTCTCCACGTGTTGAATGTCATCTTCGCTATCCACAAAACCTTTTTTAACTAGGCTCTGACGGCGTTTATTTAATGTTTCAATAGCATCTTTTTCACGCAGTTTAGCTTCTAAATTTTGAACTCGTTGCTCAGATGCTTGCATTGCCTTATTCGTATAATCTTCTATTTCCAATTCTGGAATAGGCAATTCCGGTCTGTGCCGTTTGGTAAGACGCAAAAACTCTTTACGAGTTGAAGGATTCTCTGCTAACGATTGAGCTAGGCTAGCTAACTCATCTCGCGCCTCAAAACTTAAATTTTCTAAACTCATTGCTGTCCCCTATCACATTAAAAAACTAAATAACTTTTTTTCCATCACCAGGCTTCTGAACTTGCATCTTGTTCTTGCTGCCGGTTTTTGTGGCATTGCTTAGTCCACCAAAATGAGCATAACGAGGGGTGTTGGTAATAACACCATATTGTTGGTTGTCATCGGTAGGACGGCGAGGTTGGCTTGCACCACGAGGTTTAAATAAATCCATGATTATTCCTTACATTGGAGGTTGAGGAGGAGGAGCTCCAGCACCAGGCGGTGTAGGAGGAGGAGCAGAAGGAGGACTACCTGCACCACCACCCAATCCAGGTATGGGAGGCATATTGGGTATTGACGGTGCTTGAGACATCGCTGTTCCTTCCGGTGTGGCACCACCTGCTTGCGGAAGGTTTTGTAGCATCTGTAAAATTTCAGATTGCTGCAAATCATTTGTTTTCCCTTTGCGGGGTCCAATCACTCCGGTCAAAGATCGAAGAGCCGATAATACTTTTTGTCCTTCTGGAGACTCGCTACCAAGAGAAGGCAAAGACTGCTCAATCAAATCCATTGCCATAGAAAGGTTAACCATCGCCCCTTCTTTATTCCCCATCTTAGGTTCTGGGGTTGACATTGGAGATGACATTGGCGGTGCGGAATCATCAGCCATATCCGTAGCTGGCGCCGGCGCCGGCGTAGGGGGCATCCCAGCCGACTGCTGCCTTTTCATAAGACCCATAATGTCTGGTGCTTGTGCCATATCATTCTCAAAATATGTTACTGGCGCGATTAATAATGCAAATCAAACCATTTGTCAAGTAGGGGGTAATATTTAATTTCCTACCCCCCGAAGGAATAAGCAGTAATTACTTACGTGCTTTACGACCTTTATGCTTGCGTGCCATGAGAGTATCTCCTGAGCATTATTCTACTCATTTCTTAGGGAGAGCAGAACACCCCTTTTCTCTTGCGAGAACCTTAACGGCGGGTTTTGCTACGCTTGCCTTTGTACATTTTACGCATGATGATGTTCCTTTATCGAGACGGTTTACGAGCTTGATTCTTGGACATTCTGGGATTAGATGTTTTTATCCCAGTTGTACGATATTCCATTTTTGCTGGTTGTGCAAGTCTAGCCAAGTCTCCACTGGTCACCCGTGGTGCCTGTCCAGTTGTTGCCTTTACTTGTTTTGCTTCAGCCATATCTATCCTTGTTTAGGAGCTTTTGCTTCTTTAGGAGGCTCTTGGGGCTTGTTTGCCTCTTTAATTTCTCGCTGCTTTAACTTCTCTTTAAGCAATTGTTTCATTGGTGGTTCTAATAAGTCAAGTAAAGATTCTTTATCAATAGCCCCAGCTTTAAATAAATTAAAGGCTAAATCCTTTGTATCTTCGGTAAATATGGGCGAATTGCTATGAGCATCCACCTTTACCACGTAGTCGCGGGTAAATTGCTCAAGGATAAACGGCTTACCAAACTCGTCTTTAAAGTGAGTGTTGTCGTAAACCTGCATCAATTTAAGATACAAGGTAGCCACTTTTTCTAACGAGTCTTCCACAATCAGGGCTCGTTTTTTTGCCCGACTGGACCCCAGGCGAGCTAACTGACTGGCATGACCGGCAGATCGAACCCCAGATTCTCCCTTGCCTTGTAGCACAGAAGAGATGCCAGAGACTTCAGAAAACATATCATCGACTTCATGTATAACTTCAAACAGAGAAGACGGCATATCTGGGGCTAGACGCTCTGCTTTAGCATTAGGCATATCGGAAGAAAGCATACCGCCT